TTGTGTGTTGGCGTGTAGTTTGTGGCGGGGGGTGAAAGCGCCCCCTCTTATTTTATTTTTTACCTTGCAATAACGAAATACGATATAAAATAACAAATAAATCCGAAGCAGAACTATGTGTGGTAGAATGGAAAAAAATATGGTATAGAGGGACTTTATGGAGGAATTAAAGATATTACAAAAGACCTTCGATATGATGAACTATGCTTATCCTGCATTGGCACAATATCCAAAGGGCGAGAAATTCGCCCTTGTTGTGGATATAAAGAGGTGCATGGATGTTATGTTGGAGAGGATTATCGAGGCCAACAAAAAGTATTATAAGAAAACTACACTACAGGAATTAGATGTAGAAGTGGAAAAGTTAAAGGCATATGTCCGATTGTCATATAACTTAGGGTTTTTACCTCCGAAAAAATATGAACAATGGTCCGGTCTGGTAGTTGAAATTGGCAGAATGGTAGGAGGCTGGATAAAGAGTGTAAGCAAGTAGGGTACGGAATACTGCGTTTGCCGATTTGCGGGGGCAACTGGAACAATGGTGCCAACGCTGGTGTCTTCAACTTGAACCTCAACAATCCCCGCTCCAATGCGAACTGGAACATCGGTTTCCGCTCCGCTCTGCCTTCAAGTCAGATGCTGCAGACCTAATGGGTGTGCAGTCAGTACAGAGGTGTAAAGGATTCCGTCTCCTTTGCTCTCGCAAAAAAATGTAATGGGCATGAATGCCGGTAGTAGTATAAGCGAATCCCGCAATGCTCTGAAAGGAGATAATATGTCCATTAAAAATGTGTATGCTCAAATCGTATCTTTTGATAATTTGCTACAGGCTGAGAAAGATGCCCGAGCAGGAAAAAGATATGAAAATGAGCAGCTTGCATTCTGGGGGAACCTGGAAGACAATATACATTCGATATCCGAAAAACTTAAATGCCATGATTATCCGCCAGACATATACCATCATTTTTATGTGTATGAGCCAAAATTGCGAAAAGTAATATTTTCTGATTACACAACAAAGGTAATTCAAAGGGCAGCATACAATGTACTCAATCCTATAGTTTGTAAAGGGATGATTAGTGATACCTATTCCTGCATAGAAGATAGAGGACAACTTAAATCTATGCAGAGATTAGCAGGGTGGGTTGATTTTGTAGAGAAAAGCGGTGAACGTTGGTACTATCTGAAAATGGATGTGGAGAAATTCTTCTATCGAATGGATCATGAGGTGCTTATGAGCATAATCCGGAAAAAGATAGGGGACAAGGAAGCGGTTAGATTCCTTGAACATTATGTGTGCCATGCTTCCAGAGCATTTGGACTTCCGCTTGGAGTAAAGTCACCACTGGAAATATCGGATAAAGAAATGCTGTGGGATGTAGGGATTGCCATAGGTGGCGGATTGTCACACATGTATGGCAATATGTATTTAAACCCTATGGATCAAATGGCAAAGAGAAAAGAGGGCATACAGTATTATATTCGTTATATGGATGATGTGATTATTCTATCGACGGACAAGGAGCTGCTACACAGGTACAAGAATATGTTTTCTGATTTTTTAGGCGATGTTCTGAAACTTCGATTAAATAATAAAACAGCAATTCGACCTGTCTCACATGGCATGGAGTTTGTTGGTTATACTATTCGCCCTTTTGATGTTCGATTGAGAAAAAGTACAAGCCTTAGAATGAAAAGGCATTTGAAAACAATACAGGAGCTTTATCGTGATTATGAGATAGACCTTGATAGAGCCCGCTCCACTCTTATGAGTTATAAGGCCTTGATGGACCATTGCGACTGCAGGGCTTTGGAAAAGAAAATATTTGAGGATTTTGTTCTTACGCACAATCCGAAGGAGGCTGATACAGACAATGGATGAAGACAATATGTTGGAACTGCTCGAACTTTATATGGATATGGTTGAAAAACAGGATGAAATCATATACCGCCTTGGAAAAATCGTAGCCAGACAGGCAACGGATATTCAACTGTTGAAAAATGACAGGGAATTTTCGGACGATAAACTGACGGAGGATACAGCAATTGTAGATGAAGTTATCGGGCAGTATAACGATATGAAAAGCGAATTAGAGCCGTAAGGCTCTTTTTTTATGCCCTTTGGAAGGAGGTGAGAGAACAATGGAGGATCCAATTACAAGAGCTGAGTATGAAGAATACCAAAAGCGAATGGAGCAGGAAGACCACAGGCAGAACCGACGGATTGAACAGTTGGAGGAAAATACCAAGCAGATCAACGCTCTTACGGTATCAATAGAAAAACTGGCACAGAGTGTTGAAAGCATGGTTAGGGAGCAGGAGGCACAGGGGAAACGTCTCGTGTCTTTGGAAAGCAAAGACGGAGAAATGTGGAGAAAAGTCGTTGGTTATGTAATAACTGCGGTAATAGGAATTGTCCTAGGATTTGCATTTACGCAAATAGGAATGTAACTTTAGTTGAGATTATTTATAGGAGGAATCATCATGAACATGGAATTTATTATTGCTAATGCGTCACAGTTACTTGTTGTAGTTGCGGTTATCTGTACACTGATTTCTGTAATTACAGAGTTCACAAAGGAGATTGGTATTCTTAACAGAATCCCTACATCTTTGCAGGTCTTAATCCTGTCAATTATAATTTGCGTCACAGCCTTTTTTGCATATATTTCATATGCGAAAATCACCTTCGTGTGGTATTACCTTGTGGCTGTAATTTTTGCTTCATTTATTGTTGCTATTGTTTGCTGCAAAGGTTGGGAATATCTGATTACTATTTGGAAAAGGTTCTATAAGCCGGAGGATAAATGAGAACGATGATTATGGTCTACATAATCATTGCAATTTTAGGATTCGCAGCAGGAATGATTTTGCTTTGCAGAGCGATGTATAAATCTATATCCAAAAGACACACAGAGAAGATACCGGGGATAGTAATATTCCCGGTATTTCTTGTGTTAGCCTCAATAACATGGCCGCTGTGCCTCCTTGCACTTTTTGTGCTGACCATAAAAGAATTGGATAATGAACAAAATAACTATGATCAAAGAGATTTGTAGGAGGAACACATGAAAGAACAGGATTTTATTCAGAAAATATGTGGATATGCGATAAGTGATATGAAAGAGAACGGAGTTCTTGCCTCTGTCACGATTGCTCAGGCTATTCTTGAAAGTTCCTGGGGTACATCTGAATTGGCGGAGAACGCTAATAATTACTTTGGTATGAAATGCTCTTTGAGCAGCAACTCATGGGGAAGTGTATGGGATAGAGTATCAAAATACACCAAAGTCACAAACGAGCAGGATGAAGCCGGAAAAACTAATACTATCAAAGCGGATTTTAGGGCATATCCAGATATAGAAATGAGCATAAAGGACCATTCACTGTATCTTGTTGGTGCTATGAATGGCACGGAACATAGATATTGTGGTATCGCAAATGAAAAAGACTACAGAAAAGCGGTTGAAATCATTAAAGCTGGAGGATATGCCACAGATATAAATTATGTGTCTAAGATTTGCTCAATTATAGAGAAATATAAATTAACACAGTATGACGAAATGGAGGAATTGAATATGGGAATTGAAATCAGAAAGCAGATTGCAACGAATAGTCCCTGTAATAAAACGGGAGATGAAATTACTGTAAAGGGCTCTATGTTACATAGCGTAGGGTGTCCGCAGCCTAAGCCAGAGGTATTCGCAAAGATTTGGGAGACTTCTACAGGAGCCTGTGTTCATGCAGTTACAGGCGCTGACGCTTATGCGATTCAGTGCTTACCTCTTTTCCCAGAGAGAAAAAAGGCTAGAAGAGGATGGCATGGAGCAAGTGGAAAGAATGGCAGTGTCAACAACACGCATTTATCTCTTGAAATGACAGAGCCGGCTACAATTAAGTATGTTGGAGGTGCTACATGGATTGAGACAGGAGACGGAAGCAATACCAAGCGACATGTCCTTGCAACATATGCGAATGCAGTACAGGTATTTGCTAAATGGTGCAAGGAATTTGGATTAAACCCATTGGAGGATGGTGTAATTATCTCACATCATGAGGGAAATCAGAGAGGCATCGCAAGCAATCATGGAGATGTTGAGCACATTTGGAATAAGTTTGGACTTACTATGGATCAGTTTAGAGAGGATGTTAAGAAAGCCATGGGAGGACAGGCAATTGACACAGTGCCAGATGCACCAGTAGATAACAGCAGCGATGATACAAGTTCACAGGCTGTCAATCCTTTGAGTGGTTCTGTGAAGATTATTTACACGGGGGATGATGGACTTAATGTAAGAAAAGCACCTTGTATATTGGACAAGTATGTTGATCATGTTGAACACGCAGGCACATTCACTGTGGTTGGTATATCAGCAGATGAAAAGTGGTACAAGTTAAAGAGCGGGCTTTTTATCACAACCATACCTGAATATGTATCATTCAAAGCAACACCGGAGCAGAAGCAGCAGACAGCAGGCACAGGATATTACAGAGTAAGAAAGAACTGGGATGATGCGGGCTCACAGATTGGAGCATTCAAGAATCAGAACAATGCCATTGAATTATGCAAGCAGAATAGCGGATACAAGGTATTTGATAATGATGGCAATGAGATCTATCCTTGCATCAAAGATGATGGTACTCCTTTCAAGTTCCGGGTAACAATTCCTGATCTCAGAATCAGAAAAGGACCAGGAACTACCTATGATTACTGGAAGAAAAATGGAAGTCCGGAATATACTGGTAAAAATGTATTTACAATCATTGATACAGCTGAAGGCCCGGGAGCTAAAATCTGGGGATTATTAAAATCGGGAGAAAAAGACAGAGACAGATGGATTTCTCTTGATGAAGATTATGGAAACAGACTGTAATAGTCAAGACAGTCAGTTGCTCCATAACCTATACCGATAAGATATAACACAATCCGCTATAAAATAACAAACGACACAAAAAGATGTCAGAAAATGCTATTTTATAACGGAAGGAGCAACGACGTATGATAAGAATTTTACTATCTACAAAGCTCGGCGAAATGAAATGGAGTCAGGCGGATCTGGCCAGGGCAACCGGAATCAGACCCAACACCATCAGCGAATTGTACCATGAGTACACAGATAGGGTGAATTTGGAACACCTCGACCTAATATGCGAGGCTCTACATTGCGAACTCGATGAACTGATTGTTAGGGTGCCAAATGATTATGCGAAGATTACCCACACCAGATCCGGCTCCTTGATTTCGTCAGACAAGTAGTGCTGCAACACTGCTGTCATAGAGAAAGACGTTCAAGGACCGAACGTCTTTTTTTATACCACAATATTTATCTGCATTCAATGGTATTTCTATCCAATGAATTCTCAAATAGTGTTAAATCAAAATTGTTATCAATGTATCCCTGCCGGATGGTTTCTATGTAGGTCAAAGATGGTCTTCCGGGTGTACGCTGTTGGTTCATAATATAGACCATAGCTCTTTTCTTTTTCCCACCAATATCAACCATTACATTCTGCTTATAATAATATCGGGGATATCCTTCATATATATCTAATCTTTTCTCGTCTTCTGGTTCAATATTCCATAGTAGAACAGGAACATATGAACCATGCTTTTTGGCTATTGTTGCGTGCGAATTGGTTGCACTGCCTCTATACAAAAGTTCCCAGTTAGTTAATTGTCCAGTGCCATAAATACTCGCAGAGGGGCATCTATAAGCCATCTGCTTTAAGTTGAGATTGCTTCCGTATGCTACATATAATTTTCCCATATTATTCTCCAATCTCCCCGTTGTGCCGGTAGGTCAGCATTTTTTACTAAGCTGCTCGACAAGTCATTCCGGCAGCTTTTTTAAGTGGTGTCATAAGATGAAGCCTGCATGTTTTGAATTCGTCTCCATAAAGTCCAAGGCGGTGAGTGAGGATGTTTCTCATAATTGTAACTTTCTGTTCTGGTGTGTATCCATCCATTGAACGGAATACAATTTTTTCTTGTGAAGTAATAGCCCATGCAGATACCGCCAAACAAAACTGTATGTAGGCCTTGATTTTTCCTGCGTGAAGTGTGCTGTTGAAAAGTCTGAATTCCACAGTACCCTTGGTGAAGAAAGAATGGAGATTTACTCCATGATATCTTGTAGCATTGTAGTGCTGATGATCGATTCCACCGCAATAACCATCATTGGCTCTGCTATACCAGATTTCTTCGGCTTTTTCTTTTGTAAGATTCTTATCCTTTTTCATGGCATCAAGTAGCGTTTTGTTAAGTTTGTGGCACCAGTTACTCTCACGGTCTCCGATTTGGAGTGCTTCGTAAATCAGATCCTGTCTGGCTGTCATAAAGTTAACTAATCTTCTAAGAGATACTGCTGTATGGTTTGCACCATCGACATGGATATGAATACCGCAACTGCTATGAGCTTTTGCTCCGTTCTCTCGGAGTTTTCGAATGATGTTTTGGAGAAGTTCAATGTCGGAATAATTGAGCGGCGGTGTTACAAATTCGACTCTGTATTCATCAAGAGGCTCGCTTGTACCATCGTTTCTTATTGCTTCAATAGATGAATCTCTCATAATTTTCCATTTGCGAGCTGCCTGATCAGCAATTGTGCGTGTGTGGTAGCAATTTGATTCTGGATGAGAAGGTGTTGTTCTAAGAACTTCGGCAACGAGACGAGCTGCTTTTTCTCTTGTAATACCTGTCATTTCTACTTCAACCCCGAATAATTGATTTTTTAACATATATTTGTCCTCCTAAATTATATTTCTGTTTTATTGAACTTTTATTCTGTTTCTATGAATATATTACCATATGTACATCCAGTGTCAATGCTTTTTTTCTAATATTATGAATATTTTTTCTGAAAAAGCAGAACAAAAAGTTGACAAAACAGAAAAACAAATTTATAATAAAACAGAGGTGATTATATGGTTGATGAAGAATTGAAAGAGCGATACAATCAATCGGTTGTCGAACTCAAGGAAGCTTTTAAAAGAGATCGTGTGTTTGGTTGGATTTACCAAAAGATGATTTTGATAATGGATAAATTAGAGGAAATTTTGCGAAAGACAGGAGGAGAAAGAAGATGATTTGCTATGACCGACTGTGGAAAACACTAATTGATAAGCACTTGAAAAAGACGGAACTTCGGGATAAAATAGGAATCAGTAATGCTACATTAGCAAAACTTGGTAAAAACGAACCTGTCAATCTCAAAGTTATAGATGCTATATGCCGGGAACTTAATTGTGATGTTGAAGATGTTTTGGAGATAAAACATTAAATTTAAGGAGGTATTATGCTCACTGAACAGGACAATAAAGTGCATTTTGATAAATCTGATTTAATTGTTCCGGTTGAACCTTCTCCGTTTTGGACGATGCCCCAAATCATAATGGTTAATCCAGAAGTTCAATTGATAGGAGAAAAAAATGATAATAAAGGCACAAAACGAAAAACTATATGATATATACACTGTATCGACTAAAGAGAATAAAGTATGTTGTCAAGATAATGCAGATAGGCGAAGAAAAGTTATTTTGGGAGAATACCAAAATGACGGCAGAGCATATGAAGTATTTAATGAAATAATGAATTGCATAATGGGGTATTATGAAATGCCAATGCATTAAGGAAAATATGTAGTAACAACACTGGATGATGTTCTCGTGATGTTAATAGAGAGGACAAATAAAAGTAATGAAAGTAAACATCAATAAAATGTATAAAAATAAGAGAAAAATTGACGATGAACGTACACAGAAATGCTGTTACGAAATCGAGTTTGAATAATGTATATGAGCCAAGAAATGCCGAATTTATGGCGTTTCTTGGCTCGTTTTATGTCGTGAGACAATCAAATGACAATAAAGTTGGCAAATAGGAGGTGTTAGTTTAATTAAATGGAAGATCTAAGTCGTCATCTTGAGATACTTCCAAAATGATAAGAAGTATATTTCGAATAAATAAATCTTTCATATCAACGGATAGTGTATCGTAAAAGTTAAGCAATTCAATAAATTGTGTTTTATCTAAATCATAATTAACATTCTTATAATATGTAATTTTGGTTACACCAGAAAGGTGATTCAATAATGATACTAAGTTCAAGGTGCTTTGGAAAACACAACTGTTAATATGTTCTCTGTATTTATTTTCTAGCCATTCTGTTACTGTTTCTTTTGTAGGCAAATTCTGTGGATAGAAGTGTAATATAACATTATTGTTGAGCAATTTTTTGAAAAAATCAAGTGAAAAGTTATGTGGAAGAACAACAGTATCACTTTTTTGTACAAATTTTTTGAGTTCTATAGCATCTGGAAATCTTTTTTCAGGTTCAAGTGATAAACAAATTTTTGTAGCTGCTTTTAATTTGAAGTTACAGTCTGATTTGTCTATTAATGTGAAATCAAGGTCATCAAAAGTGTTTCCAGTAATAAGTGTATATAGAATAGCACCTATACAATAGACTTCAGTATGAAAAGTGTATTTTTCATTTGGAATGACAAATTTACGTTGTATGTCTTTGTATTCGGTATCATAGTTTGTATCATCAGCATTTCGGGCAAAACCAAAGTCGAGAACTTTAATCTCGTTTGCTTTGGTTACCATAACATTTGAATAACTTATATCACGATGCATATCTGTTTGTGAATGAATATATGACATTGCATCAATATATTGATAGCAAAGAGTATCTATTAAAGCCGGGTTAAGAGGTTTGTTTGAAAGTACAAAATCGGATAGTCTATCTCCAGAAATATATTCCATCTTTATGTATGCACTTTCGTCGCCAAGAAAGCCATAATCAAATGCCTTAACCACATTAGGGTGGGAGTAACTCAATAATTTTTTTCCTTCTCGTAAAAATCTTTTCTTCATAATCTCTGGGCTGCTATTTTGAAAGATACTTGGCTCATATATTTTTACCGCAATTAGTTCTTCTTTTTCTTCATCATAATATTTGTATACAGTACCAAAACCACCATGACCTATATTGTTGGTTGAAGAACGATCAATTTCAATGCTTGTTGTTATAGTAATTTTATCATCTGTCATAGAGGTTGCATTAGTTACAGGGGAGATATCGTTCTTTGCAATGATTTCTAAGGACATAATAAGATAATCATCTTGGTTACCATGAATCTTAGAGCATAAAGAGTATAAAGGATCTTTGTATTTTTCTAGTTCAATACGGTCTTCAGGTGCGCAAAAAATCACAAGATTACGTTCATATGTGTTCCAAATAACTCTGGTAAAGTAACTGGTATCATTGAATTGAAATTTTGAATTTTGTAGTATTGATTCTACGAGTGGGGAAAACTCACTATTTCCTTTTATATTTGCAATAACATCTTGTCGAAATTCTTCGGCAGTATACATGATATATTTCCTCCTTGTATAGATTTTGCATGTTAATTATCGCTTTCGTCTTGTGATTTGATAATATCTGCCTCTGTATCTATAATTTTTTCATCGTCTTTATTGTCTAATGCATTTAAGTCACCTTTAATAAACATTTTGTATGCTCTGTTTGCGATAACTTTGGTTTCTACTAAATCAAATCCCCCACCAATGACGCCGCCAACAACTGAGACTAATTTAGCAATATTGATAATACCTTTTTCTCCAAATTTGGTTAAGAATCTAAATCCTGCCTTCTGATTGATTTTTGTTAATACAGTACCGGGAATCTTTTTTACCATGGCAGTAGTAAATTTAGTTCCAAATTTTATGCCGGCTTGTTTGATTATTTGATCAATAGAAATGCCTGCAAGACAAGCATAAACTAATGTTTGTACCTGATCGCTATTAGTATCATAACCACCCATATATGCAAGGCAGGCAATCATACGCATTTGAACATACATCACACTGCTGACATTTGCAGGAATGGCAACTGGTAATGTAATAAGTCCGCCTAATCCGGTTACAAATCCCGAAGTTGTACACTTTGCAACTTGATAATTTACAAATTGTTTTGCTGCTTTTTCTGTTGAATTATTTTTCGATAAGTAATCGTTGGCTAAAACATCAATAGGTTGACTTACTTTAGGGATTCCGTTTATGGATTTTTCATATAATGTATCTAATAGTTCCATTATTTGGTTTTGATTCATTTCCATATGTTGAATTCTCCTTTATCTTTTTTAGAGACAATGTAAATTACGCGAAGGTTACTCCTTCTTCGGTTTCCTTTTCCTCTTCACATAAGAAAAATCTGGAAACAAGTCTTTTAACAATTCGGCAGTTTCTTCTGCATCGTCATCCTCATTCATTTTCTGAACCAGTAGCTGGTCGTCATCATCAAGATTCAATGAAACAGTGTACTCTTTATTCGGGTCTGTTGGGTTCATTGGGTAATTCACCTCTTTGAGGTAATATTCCGTTTCTGATATTTCCCCATCTTCCAACTTGTCTCGTAAGAGTGCCCAATACTCAATCATCTTACGGAAGCTATCAAGGTCTTCCTGCGGACGAGGTCCGGCACTTGGGAGTCGTTCTTCAAATTTAAAGCAAACTTCTCCGTCTCTTATAGTGGGGCGTAGTCCATATGCCCATTCGATGTCAAACAGAACATGAAGTGCGCTGAAAATATTTGCAACATCAGGGTCAGATAATGCGTAGAAGCTGACTCCCAGATTGTTCGCAATATTTAATAAAGTTGTTTCGTCCGGATATCGGTTTCCGAGTTCATAGTTTCTGATAGTAGATTCATTTAATCCACATTTCTCTGCCAGTTCTTTTTGCGTCATATCAGATGCAATTCTGAAGTTTCGAATCAAATAGCCTACCCGGCTAGTGAATTTCTCGCCCATTTTAACTGCTCCTTATTTGTGTAATGAGTGATTTGATATGCACGAAGGTACGAGGTACAAATCATGCATCTGTATAGATTATATCACTAACAGTGCAAAAGTGAAATGTTTTTTGATAAAAAGTATTGACAGTACAAAAACGAACTGTTAATATAATTCACATCATAACCGTTCGGAAATGAACTGAATAATAAAAAACGAAAGAGAGGAGGCATTAGCTTATGGAGAACAAGAGATTTTTGACAGCACAGTATGTCATGGAAATGCTAGGAGTATCACTATCGTATTCCTATAAACTGATACGACGGTTGAATGCAGAACTTGAGGCTGATGGATTCGTGACAATAAAAGGGCGCGTCAGTACACAGTATTTTATGAAACGAATCTACGGGCTATCTAAGGTTAAGGAGGTGGGATAGATGGCGGTTATCAAGAATAATAAGACAGGAATGTGGGAGGTGAGAACCTATTATAAGGATTTGACCGGAGCAAGAAAACAGAAAACCAAGAGGGGCTTTGCCAAGAAGAGCGAAGCCCTTGAATGGGAGAGAAATTTCAAGCTGAAAGAGGATCAGAGTATCAGAATGAGTTTCAAAAGTTTTGTGGATATTTATCTGACGGATTTAGAACCAAGAATAAAACGCAATACTTTTTTGACAAAGAAACACATTATTGAGACAAAAATTCTGCCTTATTTTGGGAAGCGAAAACTGGATGATATTCGAACCTCGGATGTCATCCGGTAGCAAAATGAGATTATGAAGCTGAAAAAGGATAATGGGGAGTTATTCTCCCCTACCTATCTGAAAACCATTCATAATCAGCTCAGTGCCATATTAAACCATGCAGTAAATTTGTATGGACTGAAAGATAATGTAGCACGAAAAGCTGGAACCATGGGTAAAGAAGAAAATAAGGAAATGGAATTCTGGACGCAGGATGAATTTCAGGCATTTTTAGAGTGTGTGACAGATAAGCCAATTTCCTATTACGCATTTGAAATGCTTTATTGGACAGGTATTCGCGAAGGTGAGCTGCTTGCCCTGACACCGGCGGATTTCAATTTTGAAAAGAAAACACTCCAGATTAACAAGTCATATCAGAGGCTGGAAGGCAAAGATGTGATTACAGATCCCAAAACACCAAAGAGTAACAGAACAATTGTCATGCCGGATTTTCTTGCTGTAGAGATGGAGGATTTTATAAGCAGCCTTTATGGAATAAAGGATGATGATAGAATTTTCACTATTTCAAAAAGTTATCTGCATCATGAGATGGATAGAGGTGCAAAGCTTGCAGGAGTGAAGAGAATTCGAATTCATGGATTGCGACATTCGCACATTTCATTGCTAATCAATTTAGGATTTTCCGCATTGGCAATAGGGGAAAGAGTCGGACATGAGGCGGTAGATATCACATATCATTATGCACATTTATGTCCAACGGTGCAGACGGATATGGCAGCACAACTGGAAACGGAAAGGGAGGCGTTAGTCAATGTCAGAAAAGAATAGAGATGATAAAAACAGGTGGCGGAATGTGACAATAGCATTCCGCATGTCACCGGAGGAAAATGAGGAACTGAATAACAGAGTGAAGCTCAGCGGATTTCGTACCAAACAGGATTATATAATCCAGAGTGTTCTTCATCAAAAGGTGGTTGCCACTGGTAATCCGTTGATGCTGGTGCAATTCCGGCAGAACCTGCAAAGGATTGAGCGTGAGCTTGAAAGAATTGAAAAGGCATCGGATATGGATGGGGAGTTACTTACTCCCATCCGTTCCATGCTGGAAATATTGGAAGAATTCAAGGAACAAACGAGAACATTGGCTGGTATAAAGGAACTTACCATACCGAATGAGGAATAAAAACATTTTTGGAAAGGACGTGGCAGCTATGAGTGAAGAAACATTATTTGAAAAATTAGGCGTGAAATACATAGAAAAGGACGGCATCTTTTATCCGTTGATTGCATTATGTGGCGAGAAGAAAAACACAGATGTTGGGAAATATGGTCACATGTGGATTGATTACATAAGGACGGAGTATCCACAGCGATACAAAAGTCTGGTACGATTTGGCGAATTACATGATAAAGCAGCCGAGGTAAATGAAGTGGCTTATGAATTGCTGGAGGATATTGAAAATGAGTGTTTGCGTAAACATAAACCAAAGCATGTGAATTCTTTTGTGGAAATGTATCAGCTACGAACTCAGGCGAGAATGATAGCAGAGGAAGTAGTTCTGCATGATGTGGTGAATTGTTTTCATTAGGGGATAAGTGGAGTTCTGTATCGGAGCTGTGGCTGGTAAATAATATGTCGCGTATCCGCGACTTATAAGCTCCCGAATGGGAGCTTTATCCGGCGGGGAGAGCCGTATAGCCACTCCGGCGAGGAGCGCAAAACCCGCTTGCGGGTCTGCATTTTTGGGGAACCATGCCACATTATTGAAAGTAGTGGACTCTTACAAGTACCACACAGCGC